TAGTTATGAAATTTCTCATCAAGGTTTATCATCGTTCTTCAAAAATCATTTTACGAACTCCTCGTCTTCGTCTTGCTTCTTGATATTCTAACTCTTGTGATGTGAAAAGCGATCCTTTTTTTAACTTCTTATTATTCTGTAACAATACTACTTCATCCATGTCGTTTGCAGACACAACATCTCCATGTACTGTTGTCATATTAGAACAACCACAGCACCCAGAACTAAGTTCCTTGCCACAACAATTACATTTAACTAACATTCTTCCTTAAAATAGTCCTTCCTATAGTAACGTCCTAAGATGTTACTGTTATAATACTTTGGAGTACCATCTTCTAGGGTCTCCTGTAATACATTATGTAAAAATAACTGCTTAGTCTCTTCGTAGTTTACTCTTCCTGCTGTGGCATGGGTGGAGAGGATTTCTCTGGTAAAGGAATCCGAGCCCAAGCGTTTCCTGTCACCATTAAGTTCCTTAGAAGATCCGTAGTATGTCTTCCAGTTACTCTCACTCGTCCTCCTGCGTCCACCACCTCTAGGCTTTCGTTTCTGTACGAAATATTTTCTCCCGATGTATTGTTGGCCAGTTTGTAGATTTGTAATCCTGTAGACAAAACCGAACTGCCCGTCAATGTCAGCAGAAGTAAAAGTTGAACCCTTATAGGTCCAGGGGTTCTCATAACTTCCTTCTGAAGTTTGCTTATCTTTTTCCACATACCCATTAATCTATTCCTCAGTATTTATATCTCCTATTGGGAGACCCATAGTTTTATATTCAAGCTGGGTCTTAAGAAAGAGGATCTCTTCTCTAAGCTCCTCATTCTCTTTCTCCAGCCACTCGCAATGTTCTTGGTAGATTATTACGCTCATGGCCCTATTTATACGAGTCTAACCAGGGGTCTGGTATTTCTTTATACTTTCTTCCCATTCCTTCATGCTGCTCTGGCAATTCGGTGGCTCTGGATCTTTGATACCTTTCTTCTTCTTCCAATCGTTGTGCATAGCTTGCATCATCCAACTCTGGGATAGGGACTTCGGACCATTCTGAAGCAAATTCCTCTTGTATGTACCTAGGGGAATCATACCTGCGTACTCCTCTCTCCACGACTCGTCTCGTGGTTCTGGTTCTGTACCTTGGGTCATAGTTGAAAACCTTTGAAAGTATCTTTCTTAACATCTTGTTTAATACTACCTATCATATACGACTCCACTTCTGTCTCTTGTGGTGCTACTTGTAGTCCTTTAGAAGACAACCAGTGTGCAGTCCAAGGTAATGGATTGTTTGCTAATGGTATATCAAATATGGGTTTTAATCCCATTGACTTCAACCTACGGTTAGCAGTCCATTCAACATAGTTCTGTAATAATTTATCATTCAAACCAATAATACTCCCATCTTTAAATAAATATTCTGCCCATTCTATCTCCTCTTCAACACAATCTCTAAACATCTGATAGACATTCTCCTCCTCTTCCTTAATGATATCCATCATCTCTGGATCATCACCTTCATTCCACTTGTTTAATATATTATTCGTGACTGCCATGTGTTGTGATTCATCACGAGCAATAAGGGAGATGATCTTTGCTGATCCTTCAAGGATTTTGAGTTCACCAAAGGCAAAACTGCAAGCGAAAGAGACATAAAAGCGAATACCTTCAAGAATGTATACATTAGCAACTGCCCTATAGAGATGTCTTTTTAAATCTTTACGTGTCCACTCAGCATTAACATGATCTTTCCAATCAGGTTTCCAATTATTACTCTGACCATATTCATTTGCTATATTAATGAACTCATCATATGCTTTGGTAACTGATGCAGCACGTGCAAGAATCTTTTCATCATCAAGAATAGTATCAAAGACCTCTGATGGATCTGGATATACATTCTTAATGATGTGTGTATATGATCTACTATGAATCATCTCCATAGTCTGCCATATATTCATACAACCTTCTAACTCAGGTAAGGAACAGTAAGGAGCGAATGCCATACCAGGTGCTCTACCTTGTACCGAGTCCAAAAGTATCTGGTACTTAAGGTTTGAGGTAAAGATATGTTTCTGTGCCTTGTTAAGCGTTTGATAATCTGCTCTGTCCTTCTGCAACGAAACTTCTTCTGGTCGCCAGAAGAAGCCTAGTTGAGTCTGTGTTAGTTTATCAAAGATAGGATACTTAAACTTATCATATCTCTGGACTCCCAATGGAGGACCAAAGAACATTTGTCCTTTGGTGGTATCATTCTGCTTCGTATTGAAGACAGTCATACCTTTAATGTCAGATTGCACAGGAGTCACAGTGCTCTTCTTCGGTTGCAAAGATGTCATCTAATAATTCAGTAATTGCTGTTTTCTTTTCTTCTACTTCATCCTTCCATCCTATTGGATGTGCTGGTTCATCTATCTCACTCTTAGTATCATATGTATTCTGATAGTAAGAGGTCTTCCAACCATACTTAAAGGTTGTTAATAGATCCTGTGCCATTACAGAGGTAGGAACTTCATTATCATCGTAATGAAGTGGATTGTATGACCAGTTACCACTGATTGCTTGGTCAAAGAACTTTTGCATCACTGCTACTATATTAATATACCCTTCGTTACTAGGCATATCCCATAGCAATGTATAGTTATTCTTTAGTGTAGCATACTGAGGAACTATTTGTTTAAGTGGTCCTTTCTTAGACTTCTTCGTTGACAGAAAATCTCTCGGTGGTTCAATTCCGTTTGTGGCATTTGACACAACGGAACTGCTCTCAGAAGGCATCTGAGCCGACAACGTGGAGTGCCGTAACCCGTGAGCGAGTATGTCCTCCCGTAAAGCTCCCCAATCAAATGATAGGTCATTTGGTACAAGATCATCTACATCCTTCTTGTATGTATCTATGGGAAGGATACCATCATAGTACTTAGTACGATAGAAATACCCACATGGACCTTTCTCCTGTGCTAGTTTGTTACTAGACTTGAGAAGATAATACTGAAATGCTTCTGACAAATCATGTACTAATTTCCATGCTTCTTTATCCTCATACTTAACACCATTCTTAGCAAGATAGTGTGCAAGACCAATGAATCCTACACCTATAGAACGTCTTGCAAGAGTGCTAAGACGTGCTGCTTCTACTGGATAACCTTGATAATCAATCAGTTCATCTAAAGCACGTACAGATAGGTCACAAAGTTCTTCCATCTCATCTAAGTTACGTAGTTTACCTACGTTAACAGCAGATAGAATACACAATGCAATCTCACCATCACCATCAATGTGTTGGATAGGATCTGTAGGTAATGTAATCTCCTGACATAGGTTACTCATGTTAACCTTGTCTTTAAATGATGAGTGCTCATTACAATGGTCAATATTCATGATGTAAATACGACCAGTCTCTGCTCTCTCCTTAAGAAGATCTAAGATGAGCTCTTGTGCATTAATTGTTTTTCTTGGGATTCCATCATCTGCTTCAGCAGCAGTGTATTTTTCATCAAAGGATGGAGTACCAAAAGACTCGTAAAGCCCAGGAACATTATGAGGAGAGAAGAGACTAACATCCTCGTTTGCGATGAATCGTTCATAAAATAGTTTAGATATTTGTATACTGTAATCAAGTTTCCTGACTCTATTATCCTCAGTACCTTTATTGTTCTTGAGGACAAGGATGTCTTCTATTTCTTGATGCCAGATTGGGAAGTGGACAGTTGCTGATCCACCTCTGATGCCATTTTGAGTGCAGCATCTGACAGTGCTCTCAAATTTTTTGAGAAACGGGAGGACACCCGTGTGTTGAACTTCTCCCCCTCTGATTTTAGCATTGATGCCACGGATTCGGCCCGCATTAATGCCGATTCCCGCCCTTTGAGCAACGTAGTAACCAATAGCCATGTCGCTGCTGAAGATGCTGTCAAGCGTGTCATCAACATCAACGAGAACACAGGATGCAAACTGTCTAAGGGGCGTTCGCACCCCTGCCATGATTGGTGTTGGGATGTTGATTCTGTGCTTTGAGATGGCATCGTAGTATCTTCTGACATAATCCAATCTCCTTTCTTGACTATAGTTTTGGAAAAGAGTAGCAGCAATCATGATATACATGTACTGTGGAGACTCATATATTTCTCCATTACTCCTATCCTGTACTAGATACTTGTCACAAACCTGACGAAGACCTGCATAGGTAAAGAGGTAATCACGGTCATGATCAATCCAAGAATTAATCTTATCCCACTCTTCTGCTGAATATTTATTCAGAATACCACCATCATACACACCCTTCTTGACACACTTCTCTATCTGAGTACTGATATGAGGATGTCCTTCCTTCAACCATTCAGAACCAAAGAGTTGCTTTCTAAGACCAAACAATAACAATCTAGCAGCAACGAACTGATAATTATAATGTTCTAGATCAATCAGATCACTAGCAGATCTCACAAGGATCTCTTGAATGTCTGCTGTCTTGATCTTATCATAGAACTGAAGACCACTGTTCATCTCCACCTGTGATGCACTCACACCACTGCCAAGACCTTCACAGGCATCTTCAACCATCCTATGAATCTTGTCAAGGTTCAAAGGTTCTACAGAACCATCTCTCTTCTGAACGTGTATCGTGCTCATACTTTCTTCCAATCGTTTAGTCTAAGGTTTGCTTCTAGTTTGTGATATACATTAGATTCTACCACCTTTTGTACATCATGTCCAGCTAGGTACATGTCATTGATGTCCTTTTGCTGAATATTCTTTGGCCATATTACGACCTTATCTCCTCTGTCAACTGACTTTGAGATTCTGCTGACGATTTCTCGGTTACGTGGTTCGTTATCATAAATCCAAATATAATTGCTCCAGTTAAACGTCCGAGGATCAACATCAGACCCAGCCATCGCAACGGAATTCTGAATGAAGGTACTGTCAAACGGTCCTTCAACAATGTAAACTGGTTCTTCAACATTTATTCTATCCTCTC